GATGAAGGCTCCATTTGGCGGTGCAGAGCGAGCACCCAACGTCATGCCTGTCAACCTGAGTCTTAAGAATCCTCTTGTCATCACCTCTGATCAAAAGGAGACTCTTCGCTTTCTGCCAGACGAAGCTCGTCAAAACTGGCTGAACGAAAATGTCATAACCAAAGGCCACGACGGAGTAACTGTTCGATTCCCTCAAAGAGAATATGAAGGTGGGCCATTTGCTGAAGAGTACATGGTGCTTGATCCTTCGCAAGTTCGCTCTCGCTTTGATGTGCCAGAAGGCCCGGTTCGGAACTTTCTGTCATCTCTTAAAGGAAAGCTGTAATGGCTGTTGCGTCTAAACTTCTCAAAGGGCTGAGTGAAGAAACAATTCTGTGGCTTAGAAGTGTGGCTCGCAAATTGGAAGAAAGCTACAACATCCCCAAAACTCCTGAGGAAGTTGCTGAAGAGACTGTTGATGACAGGCTGCGCAATTTACAAGAGGCTGCCCCGGAGATGTTTCGGCTTTATCAGGATTTGCCGCTTCAACGCAGCTTATCAAACCGAGACGTAGATTTAGGCCTCATAGATCCAGAACGCTTTAAGACTCTCGCCGCTCCCCTTCCAATGCAAGACCCATTGGCGAGGGAAGGAATTGATTTTACCGTTAAAGAGATACAAGATCTTATTAAAGCTGGCATACCTTTATCTGACATTCCGTTTCTTAGATACTCACCAGAGGGCAAAATTCAAAGGATTGTTGGGCACGAAGGTCGTCACAGAGACCTTGCACTTGAAGGTCTCGGGTATCAAGACTCTCTTGTTGAATTTTCACCTTATGGTGCACTCCCACTCAAGTCTTTGCCTCCAGAGACAAGATTTGGCCAACAGCTCAATGAATACTCGCCTACCATAGACGCTGATGAAAAAGTGTTGTCTCCTGCTCTCAAAGATTTAATAAAAATTCTGACCGTCCCTGCTGCTCTTTCTCAGATTCCAGAAGGGGCCACGTATGAATAGAACGTCATTCTCATCCCTGATCTCGAAAGGAGGTAAGAAAATGTATGGCAAGAAAAAGCCAGGAACAGGCCGTAAAAAGCCCGGCAAGAAGAAGAGGACGTACTAATGACCAAAGATGTTGAAGTTTTCGTCACGGGTGTCTCACTCAATGGCAAGGCTGAACTAGCAAAAGGGTCAAGCGATGACACTGAGCGACCTGCTGAGAGAGATGAAGTTGTCGATCAAAAAGCAGAAGACAGCAATAGCGACTGAGATGGTTGAGGGTCGTATGAGCGACCTCTCAGCTTATCACAGAAATGTCGGTGTGGCAGAAGGCTTAGAGCAAGCCTGTGACATCATCGATGAAACTTTGAAAAACATAAATGAAGGAGACGACTAATCATGCCCCGTCAGCATGTCGACCAAATTATTGTTGATGAAGAGAGCGACTCAAAAATTGGCTCTCACCAACTCCCCCACCCCGTTGGCTGGAAAGTTCTAGTTCAACCCAATCAAGCCAAAACAAAAACGAAGGGTGGCATCCTTCTTCCATCCCAAGCCATGGACAACGAGGAGTATCTCACTGCTCATGGCACCCTGCTGCGCCTTGGTGAGCTTGCTTACCGAGATAGACAGACTGGTGAAAGTTGGAAAGGCAAGTGGCCTTCTGCTGGCGACCGTATCACCTACGGGAAATATGCCGGACAGAAGATCATCATTGATGGCGTCAAGCTGCTAATTCTCAATGATGATGAGATCACGTCTGTCCTTCCTGCCAGCGCCAATGTCACTGCGTATTTGGAATAGGGGGCCGAACCATGGAAGAAGACAAAAACGAGGCAGTCGAGCAGGTCGAGCAGGAGATCGCAGAAACCATCCGCAAGGCTGGCAGCGAAGAGCCTCTTGAGATTGAAATTGTTGAGGAGCCGGATCAAGAGGTCGAGCCGGAGCCGGAAGCTACGCCGGAGCAAGAAGCAGATTATGGCGAGAAAGTTCAGCGCCGCATCAAGAAGCTCGTCGATCAAAGGCGAGCCGCAGAGCTTCAAGCCAGGAAGAACCAAGAGGAGACTTCCCAGCTAAAGGCAAGGCTAGAAAGGCTCGAGCAAGGGACTGCCACACAAGCCCACACGCAAGCCCAGAATGCGTTTCAAAGTCGCTACAACGAGACGCGAGAAGCTCTCATGAAGGCATTTGAGGAAGGTGACACTAAAGCCCAACTCGACTTCACAGAGCAACTAACAGACATGCGAGCATCAGCTAGAATTGCAGAGCTTCAGGGCAGACAACGAGCTGCACAGGCTGAGTCGCCGACTGTTGGCAGAGCAGAGAGGGCAGCCGCAGAGCCACCAACTCCGAAAAAAGCGATGGACTGGTGGCAGAAAAACCGCTGGTTCAACTCAGGAGGCTACGAGCGAGAGACGGCTGCGGCACGGGCGATTGATGTCCAGCTGGACCTTGAAGGGTACGACAAAGAGTCCGAAGACTATTACGACCAACTGAATAATCGTTTACTTTCAGTTTTCCCGGAACTAAGCTCAGGCAGTGAACCTGTAAAAAGTAAGCCAAAAAGCAGATCTCCCGTAGCACCAACTGCAGGTGGGCCTACTTATAAAGGGAATCGGATTCGACTCTCTAACGACCAGCTTAGGATGGCAAGAGAGCTCGGCATTACTGACGAAGCCGGTCTCAAAAAATACGAAGCCGAAGTTCGTCAGCAGAGAAGGGGCTAGTCATGACCGAAGCAAGAAATGTCAGAGCTAAAGAATCCAGAAAAGAAACTCGTGAAGATGAGGCTCGTGCCGAGACTTCATGGAAGCCACCGTCGCTGCTGGATGCCCCGGACCCTCGTCCCGGAATGGTTCAGCGGTGGATTGCTACCTCGATTCAGGGTAAAGACACTCCAGACAACGTGTACAAACGTATGCGCGCTGGCTGGAATCCTCGCCCCGCAGACTCAGTGAGCGATAAGAGATTCCCAACTATCAATCATGGGCAGTGGACTGGTTCAATTGGAATTGAAGGAATGATCCTTTGCGAGATGCCAAAAGAAACTTTCGGTAAAATGAAAGAATACTACCGTGGCAAATCCGACGATCAGAACCAAGCAATTCCTGGAGAGCTTGACGCCGTGGGAAGAGCAGGAGGGTCTCCGATCTACCAAGAGCGGAAAACCTCTACGAGCCGTGGCCGAGATGTCTCGGTCATGGATGATTGATACAACTCAAATGGAGTGAACAATGGCAAACGCTGATGCCGCTTTCGGGTTCGTCCCGGTTCGCCACATGAGTGGGAATGCACCTCGTGCAAATAAATACACCATTACCAGCACACTTGCTGAGAACATCTTCACGGGTGATCTCTGCATTGTTACGGCTGCTGGCGTTATCACGCCTCACACCGCTACTGAGGTAAATAACATTGGTGTCTTTGCTGGGGTGTCTTACACCGCTTCTGATGGCTCTTATGTCTACAGTCAATACTGGCCTTCGGGCACAACTGCTACGAACATCATCGCTTATATCTACGATGATCCGTACATTGTGTTTAAGGCGCAGTCGGCTGGAACCCCTGCTCAAACTAACATCGGCAACTGTTGCGATGTTGTCGCGGGGGCTGGATCAACCACTACCGGCCAATCTGGTTTCGAATTGAGTGGCACAATGTCTAATAGCATTGCTACATGCAAGATCATTGCGCTTTACGATTCGCCAGAAAATGCGTTCGGTGCGAATGCTGTCATGGAGGTGACTATTAACGAGCACCTTCTTGGCACAAACGTCGCCGGTATCTAGGAGGGTATGAAACATGGCTATGAATAGAGCACAATTCGCTAAAATGCTCGAGCCGGGTTTGAACACCCTCTTTGGTCTCGAGTACGACTCTTACCCACCGGAATACTCCGCTGTATTCTCGGCAAACAGCTCTCAGAAGGCATATGAAGAAGATGTCCTTTTGGAAGGCTTTGGCGCTGCCCCTGTGAAGAACGAAGGTGCATCGGTCTCTTATGATTCGGCTTCCCAGCAATGGACTGCCCGTTATCAGCATGAGACGGTTGCGCTTGCATTCTCTATCACAGAGGAAGCTGAGGAGGATGGACTTTATGGTTCTATCGCCGCTCGGTATGCCAAGGCCCTCGCGCGGTCGATGGCTTCGACCAAAGAAATCAAGTCTGCAAATGTCCTTAATAATGCGACGAGCACAACCGGAGGTGACGGGGTTTCGCTACTGAACACCGCGCATCCGACCCGCTCAGGCAGCCAGTCGAACACGCTGGCGACTGCCGCTGACTTGTCCGAAACTTCACTTGAGCAAATCTTGATCCAGATTGCTGACATGAAAGACGATCGCGGCCTCCGCATCGCCGCTCAGGGTCAGATGCTGGTCATCCCGACTGCATACTCGTTTGTTGCAGAACGGTTGCTTGAGTCGCAGCTTCGCACCGGCACAGCAGACAATGACATTAACGCGATCCGCTCCGGTGGCTACTTGCCCAAGGGCTATCACGTTATGCGTCGTCTGACTGATTCAGATTCATTCTTCGTTACGACGGATGTCCCTGATGGTCTGAAGCACTTCCAGCGTTCCGCTCTTAAAAAGGGCATGGAAGGTGACTTCGAGACTGGCAATGTGCGCTACAAGGTTCGTGAACGCTACTCTTTCGGTTTCACCGATTGGCGTGGCATTTTCGGCACTGAAGGTGCTGCCTAAACGATAAGATGGGGGAGGGGTAACTCTCCCCCTTTTTCCCTGACAGCTTCGGCTGACTAGCCCAGACAGGAGATTTCAATGGGTACTACTACTTTCAGCGGCCCAGTCCGCTCCGAAAATCAATTCAAGCTAATTAGTAAAGACTCGACGACGGGTCTTATTTCAGATCGCACCCAAAGTGGTGATGCGGCTCATGACACTCGCCGTTACTACCTTTACGAATCGTTCCTGCAGCGCCCAGCACTGAATGCTGTAGCTTCAGCGCCGCTGACAGATGCTGATGCCACGGCAGCAGCCAACGACGCGATCATCGTCGCCCGAGCCATCGCCAGCCGGAACTTTGAAGTTCTCGGCACGAACATGACGACTGCGCTGTGCACGTTTAACACCACATCCGCTGGCATTCTTCTTACGACTGCTACAGCTGATGAAGATCAGGCGATCCTCGCGCCTCACCTCGACACCAATCAAAGTGCTTGGCAGGTGACAAAATGGGGCACAGAAAATCAGGTTGACTGGGAGTGCTCGATTAGCACAACTGCGATCGACAATCAGAAGCTATGGTCTGGTTTGAAGCTCACGAATGATCAGCTTGTAGCAACTGATGATGATCAGGCGTATTTCAAGTTTCAGACAGATGCGGATAACAGTGAGGCGTTTACTGACTTTACCAAGCTCCACTTTATTCACAGCATCGCTGGGACTGATTATATCAGCCAACTTCCGATTACTGTCGCAGCCAACACGATCTATCACTTGAGAATTCAGATCAATTCAGCTCGTCAGGCGGCAATTTTCGTCAATGGCATTCAGTACAATGTCACGAGCACTTCGGGTTCTACTGGTGGCACTGCAGTGACCACCGGCACGACGCGGACTGCGGCGTTGACGGATGATGTTGATTTAATTCCTTACGTTGGGATTGAAGCTGGTGCAGCAGCAGCGGAAGCTGTTGGTGTCCACTATCAGGGCATCAGTCGGGTCATCTTCGAGTAGGTCGGAATTCTGGGGCAGGGCCATCGTGCCCTGCCTCACTAGGAGTTGAAATATGTCGATCCAATCTGATGTAAAGCCGATCACAATTAGTGATGAGGTTGCCGCCTCAACGACTTTTATTGCAGCAGCTGCCCGACCAGATACAGTGTTCACTCTTGCCAACACTTCGTTTGCCTCTGGTGGCGCAAGAATTCTTCAAGTTACGACAGCCGGGACAAGTGACAATGGCAAGACTGTCACCATAGTCGGGACAGACACCCACGGCAATTCAATCTCAGAAGTAATAACTTCGACAGGGTCTGCGGAGTCTGTCGCTGGCACTAAGTATTTTCTCACAGTTAGTTCTGCAACCTGCTCGGCGCAGTATGCCGGGAATGTTTCTGTGGGAATGACCGCTGATGCAGCTCAGGCAATCTTTGCTGGCAGGACGCGCCTCAAGTCAACCTCCATTGTCTCTGGGGGAACTGCGGGTGTCGTGAGTTTCTACGATGGCACTCCTGAAGATGGCACCGTCCTCTTCAAAGCCAGGACCATTGGCACTGATAACGCGACAGTCAACATGAACATCCCTGACGAGGGTGCACTCTTCGCAGATGGTGCCGCAGTTCAATACACAATTGCCACCGTTGACATGATGACGTTCTTTTACGCATAGGTTGTAAAATGGCAACATCAGGCACAGTCGCATTCCGGCCAGACGTTGAGCAGATAATTGCAGAGGCTTACGAGCGGTGCGGCATAGACAGCCAGACACCGACAGGCTACCAAGCAGTCTCGGCCAGAAGAAGCCTCAACTTGCTGTTCAGTGAGTGGTCCAATCGGGGCATAAATTACTGGACTGTCCAGAACAACACACTCTCGCTTTCAGCAGACACTGTCTCTTATGCTCTGCCTGTGGGGACAATCGATCTGATCGATGTAGTTGTCAGAGATTCCTCTGGGTCGACCATATCGGACGTTTCCCTGGAGCGGGTGAGCATTGCTGATTACAACCAGCTTCCAAATAAGACTTCTTCGGGCAAGCCTAGCCAGTACATGATCGACAAGCAGTACACTCCGGTCATTTATGTCTGGCAGGTTCCTGATAACACCGATTACAGCCTCATTTATTGGTCAATGAACCAGCTCGAGGACATCACCGCATCAAATCAAGACGCAGACATCCCGTATCGCTGGGCAGACTGCATATGCGCCGGACTTGCGAGCAAATTGTCGCTGAAATACGCGCCAGATCGTTATTCTGTGCTCTCTCAGGTCTATGACAGAGCTTTTGAGCTTGCGGCGGCAAATGACGACGACAATGTCTCCATGAGAATTCGTCCTACTTCGATGAACCTCTACTGATGGCGGCGAGGTACGCAAGGGGCAAGAAATCTCAGGCCATAGGTGACAGGTCTGGGTTTAAAGTCCCGTACACTTCGCTAAAAACTACTTGGGATGGCCTCAGAGTTGAGCCAGAAGACTGGGAGCCAAAGCATCCGCAGCTAACTCCTGCGAAAAACGTCATTGATGCGGTTGCATTATTTAAGCCTCGCCCAGACAACGATCCTGAAAATGTTGAATTTGTTGTCGGGTATAATTACGACATCTTTGCTGACCCAAGAGACAGGCCGGGGATTGGCATTCACGCCACTGGCAATGTCGGCTTCCCAGATCTAGTTGCAGTAGAAACTGCGATCATCGAGACCGGAGTTGCAGGTACTGGCGCGATCGGGACTCTCGCAGCGATTATCGCCGATGCAATTTTCCTTGAGACTGGGTTGGCTGGCACCGGCGCTGTCGGTACTGAGGCCATGGAGGCTTCGATTGCAGAGGCAGGGGTCGCAGGTACAGGTGCCATTGGTACGGAAATACCAGAAGCCTCGATCACAGAGGCTGGTGTTGCTGGCACTGGCGCGATCGGGACTGAGTCTGTTGAGGCTAACCAGCAGTGGGGCGCTGGGACTTGGGGTTCTGGGACTTGGGGTGACGGATGAATTACACGACACTCGTAGCCAACATCAAAGCATTCCTTGAGGATGATGGCACTGAATTCGCAGCCTCCATTGATGAAATCATTGGTCAGTCTGAAGAGATGATCTTTCAGAGACTCCCAAATCTCCCCTGTTTCCGGCAGATTGCGACTGGGAATTTGGTAGTCGGGACTGCTGATTATACGGTGGCGAGTGCGCGGATGGTTAGGCAAGTCTCAATAACCAATTCAAGCAATCTCTCTTATCTCAATCACAAGATTGATTCTTACCTCAGAGATTACTGGCCAAATTCAGGCACGACTGGCACACCTATAATGTACAGCACGAAGACAGCGAGCACATCAGGGACGGTGCTGACATTGGCCCCAACGCCAGATGCGACTTACGCTTACCAAGCTGATTTCATCGCCCCAGCCACTGGCCTGTCTTCTTCAAACGCCAACAGCTGGATTGGCGACAACGCGGAAAATGTTCTCTTGTCCGCTTGTCTGTATGAAGCATCTGCTTTCCTAAAAGCAGGAGAAACATTAACCTTATACAAATCTCAATTTGATGAGGCTGTGCAGCTTTTCCAGCAAGAGATGGCAAGAGACTACACAGCTGAATACAACGGAGGCATCTAATGGCAATATCTCAAGCAATGTGCACCAGCTTCAAGCAGCAGCTTCTTAACAAAGAGCACGACCTTGATACAGACACAATAAAGATCGCTCTTTACACCAGCTCTGCGAGCCTTGGAGCCGCCACCACTGCATACTCAGCCACTAACGAGATCAGCGGGACAGGCTACACCGCTGGCGGGGTAACGCTGGGGAGTGCAACAATCGCTACTACTGGCACCACAGCTTATGCTGATTACGCAGATCCTTCGTGGACCAGTGCAACATTTACCGCCAACGGGGCCTTAATTTATAACGACAGTGCAAGTGACAAGGCGATCGCGGTTCTAGCCTTTGGCGGCGACTTCACAGTTACTGGCGGAACATTCAAGATCGTTTTCCCTGCTGCTGGGGCAAACGCAATCATACGAATTGATTGAGCTAGGAGAAACCTGTGGTAAGCACATATGTAAATAACCTCCGCCTGGAGGAAATGGCGACTGGTGAGAAGTCAGGAACCTGGGGCAACATAACGAATACCAACCTCGAGCTGGTTGGTCAGGCATTAGGCTATGGGACGAGAGCCATCGCCAATGCCTCAACTGACAACATAACGATTGCAGATGGTGCCTCTGATGCGGATCGCAGCATGTACCTAAAGCTGACTGGTGGCGGTCAGGCTTGCACAGTCACTCTGCTTCCTAACACCAGCTCCAAAATGTGGATCATGGAGAATGCGACAAGCTACACCCTGACATTCACGCAAGGGTCAGGTGCCAATGTCGCAATCAAGGCTGGTCAAACAAAAATGATTTTTGCTGATGGTCTTGGCTCTGGAGCTGTCGTTTACGAGCTTGGCACTGTTGCCGTGCAGAACATTCAAGCGGATGGCACAGTGACGGTAGGGATCGATGATACGGGGTATGACGTAACCTTCTTCGGCGCGACCACTGGCAAAAAGCTGTTCTGGGATGAATCCGAGGACACACTAAATGTGGCGGGGACGACAGCTCTGGCTGGCTCTCTGTCTGTCACTGGCGTCACATCAAATGCAGATGGCGCTGTCGCGACACCCTCTATCACGAATACGGGTGACCTAAACACGGGCCTCTATTTCCCAGCAGCAGACACAGTTGGCGTCGTCACGGGCGGCGTTGAGCGGTTCCGCTTCGGCAGCAACCCCATCCCAGGCGGGGGAAAGAACCTCATCGACAACGGCGCGATGGGTGTTTCACAGCGTGGAACCACTGCAGGAATGGGCGGGGCCAACGCTTACGGTGCCATAGATCGCTATGAAGTTCGCATTGCGGGGAGCCCTCAAGGCCGATTTACCACAAGTGAGGCAGACCTTTCAGCCGCTGATACCGCGACAACAGGCCAAGGGCAGGCTATGGAGATTGATTGCACTACAGCGGAAAGTGCGGTAGCGGCGGGCGAGTATATAATCCTAATTCAGAAGATAGAGGCTCAGAACCTACAGCACCTCGCTTACGGCGCAGCGACAGCAAAGACAGTGGCGCTACAATTTTGGATGAGATCGCCAAAAACGGGAACTCATTGCGTGGCGATTTATGGCGATGATGGCGCGCGGTCTTACATTCGAGAGTTTACCGTTGCTTCGGCAGATACATGGGAAAAGCACACAGTAACTTTTCCTGGGGACGCATCCGGCACGATCAACAACGACACTGGAACAGGGCTGAGGGTGGCCTGGCCCTTGGTTTGCGGATCAACCTATCAAGCGACTGCGGATGCCTGGGCCGCTGGCGAAGATTACGCGACGAGCAACCAGCAAAACCTCCTCGATAACACCGCAAACAATATCTACATCACGGGCGTTCAACTTGAGGTAGGCAGCGTTGCCACTGACTTTGAGCATGAGGACTACGGCACGTCGCTTGCGGCCTGTCAGCGCTACTTTTACCGGGGCGGAACGGGCGCTTCGGGCGGCGCAGTATCAACGAGTCAGGTAATTCTCGGATTTCAGTTCCCTCAAGAAATGCGGGCTGCACCAACCGCCGCGTTGATTGACACGAGCATCAGCGTCTTCAACACGGCTGGCTCAGGCTTGGCATCAAGCGGGAGTGCGATCGACTACAGTTCGATTAAGAAGGAAGGCGCGCTGACGCGCATCAACGGCTGGTCTGGCGGAAACGCGCAAGTACAGCAC